CTAAATTAAATTTTCTAATATCCCTGTTTGGGGCATCCCTGGGGCAGTAGCCGCCAGCCCCTGATTCAGTATATCAACCTGTGACTGGTTATTATCGGACATCCATGCACCATATACTGTATAGACCATCTGAGCATTTGCATGCCCCATTTGTGCGGCAATAAAGTTTGGATTGGCACCAGCAGCGAGTGACCAGCAGGCATAAGTGTGTCGGGACTGATACGCTTTTCTGTATCGTAAACCGGCTCGTTTCATCGCCGATTCCCATATCCTGTTTAGTGACGTTGCTGCATAATGTGTTCCGGACTTTCCTGAGCGTGTGGTAAGCTGAGGATTGAACACGAAGGTACATGAATGTGCGCTTGTCCGGCCAAATTCGCGTAGCTTCACTTCGACTTTATGCTGTTTGCCCAGCCTCGTGAGTGATGCCTGATTTTTTAATGTATCAATTGCAGGTTGTGTCAGATGTATCACCCTGTCGGTTCCTGCCTGGGTTTTCGGCAGGGTGAACTCTTTAGCCTGAGTGTAGTTTCTCCTGACAACCAAAGTCCCCGCCTTAATATCGATGTCCTCCCACGCCAGTGCGCACAATTCTCCATGTCGCATGCCAGTGTAAACTGCAAGTGACCAGATATTTTTGATTTGCTGGTGGTGGCAGGCGTCAATGAGTCGCGTAAACTCTTCCCTTGTGAGTGGATCTGGTTCAGTTTTTGCACGTTTCAGCGTAGATATTTCACTGAACGGGTTCTGTGAAATATAACCGTTGCTTGCTGCAAACCGGAACATTCCACAGATAATCCCCATATAAGAATTTACTGTTGCCACGCTACGTCCCTTCGGTGTTAATTCACGGTTTGGTCTCATCACCTGATGACCGGTCATCAGTTCCCGCCTGAAAACGAGCAAATCCTCCTGTGTTACAGCAGAAGCAAGAATTTGCCCACCAAGCAAAGAAACACTCGTTTTCACAATCGACTCATAACGAATCATCGTGTTTTTTGATATTTCCATTTCCTTAAGCCTGAGCCATTTCTCCGCCAGTTTAGCGATGGTGATATCTTTATTCACCACACCGAACTGTTTCAGGTTTGGCGAGTCAGGAAACCGTTCCGCATAGTTAAAGCTACCCGTCTTAATCAAAAAACAGACAGACGTTCGTAACTCACCTGCAATTTTGCGATTTTTAGGGGTGTCAGGCACCCCCAGATTTTCACGCACGCGCTTCCCTTTGTAGTGGAAGCAGATCCGGAGTTTACCCCCGTGGTTTTCAACGCCGGTTGGATAGGCTGGTTTAGCCATAATTCCTCCTGCGTCCAAGAGCTTCATCAGATTACAGCCTCATCAGATTAAGTCAAAGATCGAAGTCAGGATCAGGCTGGTTTTTAATCCAGCGATTAATCTCTGGAATGTAGTACATACACTCGCTGGTGGGCTTCGGATGTCCGCCAGGAGCCACATGCTTGTACTCACGACCGAGCAACCACGACTCTTTACGGGCGCGTAGTATTGTTCCGGGCTTTAATCCGGTAGCCGCAATCAATAATTTTTCAGTGACCCACTCGTTGGGGACTATTTGATAGATAATTGTCTGCATACCCACCTCACACCACGCTCAGTCCACGGCAGTGGCACCACGTTTCGAACATTCGTTTAACCACTTCCCGGCAGTAGAATCCGTAGTCGTCACGCGTCAGGTCATAGCGGTTTCCGTACCGCTGGCGCATCCATATCTCAAATTCTTTGTGCATCATTCACCCCACATGTCATTCTCATAGACAGCGCCCGCAACAAGAGTGGCGACAAAAAATGTAAAGGCTGTTATTATTCCTGCAACAGGTGTTCCCCATTGCACGCCACCCGCCAGGGCGCTGAGAAGCCCCATCGCGCAGATAAGTACGAAAATGAATACGGCTCTTTTTAGTGGTTGATTCATTATTTACCTCCGTGACTTTCCTGGTAGTTATGGTGCTTATGCAGGTCTGCCTTTAGCTGGTCTATCTGTTGGTCCCGCCAGGCCAGTTCTGCCGCGATGTCGCTTTTTGAGTGAAGCCCTTCTCTGGTCATGGCCTGAATATGGCGACTGTAATATCCGCCATTTTTATCAAGCTGCATTGCGTCACGTTCTGCGTATTGATTTACGTGCTCGTCAGTCATTGCCGCTCTCCTTTTGTTTTCGCGAAGTCGTTCGATCTCCGCCGCTATGTAATAGCTTGCCTGTTTCAGCTTTTCGCGAAGTCGTTCAATCTCCGCCGCCATGTAATAGCCGGTTTTACTCCAGGTATCGATGTTATCGCCGGTCATGTCCGGTTCCATCACCGCCATCAGAACGGCATCGTGATAGTCCTGGCTGCCACTGGTGATCGCCACGGCGTAGGTGTCACTGTTTTCACGCTTATAAATAAGCACTACAGGGTTAAGAATTTTATTGCTCATCGTTTCGCCTCCCGCTGAACAGTTTTATTGGCCCGCAACATATCGCGGGATTTACCGGACAAAACCGATTTCATGAAAAACACGCCATTGCGGCTTGCAACGATGCCTGGTGTGCAGAGCAGCGCTGCGTCAACCACACGATTATGTTTCCGGAACTCAAACACAGTGCTGGTGATAACGATGTTTGCTACAGCGCCGTAGTCCTGGTATTCAATTTTCATCCCAGATGCTCCTCAACCACTTTGAAAGCATTATCACGGCAGGACATCACAACGAATTCAGGATTGCCGTAAGCCGTGTTAATAACCGGATCGAACTGAATGCGTACCGCGCCATGCTCGACGGACGGACGTAACTGAACGGGAATAAACTTCCGCTCGCGACCAAACATCTTCTCCGGATAACTGAGATATTTCGCCTGGATAACCGGCTTGATGCTGAAGTCCACTTTTTTCGGGATGACGCGCTCCATATCAGGAAAACAGCCATCGACAAGCCTGATACCAGTGATTGAAATGCGGCGATTGAATGCGTCCCGGTGAATAGCAAACGCTTCTTTGTTGAATACCAGCTCGGTCGTTTCTGCTTTTACGGGAACCGGTCCTTCAAACTGAACGATGATATTTTTTTTCGTCCTGATACCGTGCTCGATACGCAGCGCAACATGTCCGTTAGTGGCCTCGATGTACTTCGGCGTGATGTGAAGACCGTTCAGGTAATAGCGAACGTCGTTTTTAGCAGCGCATACCAGCGCTGCCCGAATGAGTTTCGACTGGATGATCATGCTTTATCCTCCGGCGTATAAATGGCTTTGTCGTGGCTGTATTCGCCGTTCCAGGTCTTTTTCATTGGCAGATCGCCTTTCATATACAACTGGTAAAGGCGGTGACAGCCTTTCTCCAGCAGTACCGGAGTAAACTTCGTAAAAGCATCTTTACCGTGTGGAGTGATCTGCGTCTGGTCTTCAGTCAGATACTTATCTCGGGCATAGGAAGCTACGCGCCAGCGCGGATCTTTCTCAGGATCTCGTTGCTCGTTGAACACCCAGTTACGCTCGAAGACCCACCACATCATTTTGTTGATGTTGACGCCGTTCAGCGCCTTGCAGAATGCCGGGATTGTCATACCTTTGGTAAAGTGTTTCTCCAGACTCTCAACGGTGGCGCTGAGAGTTTTGTTTTCTAACGCTGCAGCTTCGGCGCGTTCTTCAGCCTCGATGACCATAAGGGCCAGTTCCTTGCGACTAACTGGCAGGGCGGTCGCATTACGCCGAGTGAAGTAGAATTCCACCAGGTCTTCGTGGTAGCTCCACGCCTGATCGGTTTCCAGCATCTTTGCGTGGTTCGCCGCGCCGCGTTCTGTCCACAACATAAGAGAGCGGGTTTTGCTGGAAATTTGCAGGTAACTAAAAGTTACTCGCAAATTTGCTAACTTTTCGCCGGTAACTTTGAAGAAGTGTTTTCCTTCTACAAAGCGATCGGCGTTGCGCGAATAGTTCATTTTGATGTTGGCGACATCAGTACCGTATCCTGCTGCAAGTTGTTCGTTCGTCACTACGCGTTGGCCGCGATACTCAATGATCTGTAAATCACGCGCCGCCACCGTTGCTAATTCAGTTTTCATAGCCATCTCCACTTCCCTCAATACGGTTTCTGCTTCATCAGTTCGTCCAACCGGACTGCCCATTCATCGTATTTCTCATTCCATTTCTGAATTTCACGCTTACGGGCCAGAATCAGGCGCAGGCGGCGAATGGTGCGCTGGTGGGCGCGATGGTATGCGTCGGTGGTTTCGCCACGGCGCCATACCTGTTCGCCATGGTCCTGCTCAACCAGAAAATCAGGGTGGCGCTGCTTTAAGCCGGACCGTGTGAAAGAGTGCGATGTCAGAAAGTGGGCCAGCCAGCGGATCGCAGTGTCCCGGCTAAAACAGCGCTTCATGCGCCCGTGCCGGATAGCAGCGTAAAGGTCGCCGACTGGCGTATGGTGCTTCTGTAATGCCAGGTCAATGGCGCTGGCGGTGCGGTTATCCAACATTTGATATCTCCTCAAGGCGTAGCTCCATTTCGCGAGCCATTTCGATAAAAGTGTCCAGTGCGCAAATATGTTCGTCGTCGAGCAGCCGGCGATCGCATGTCACACGACCTTTTTCGATATAAAGAACCACGCGCCCGGTGAAATCTGGTGAGATAAATAATTCGATATTCAACGCTGGCAATGGAATTGACACATCCCTGTGTACAATGTTTTGTTGTAAAATCATCAGTTAATTCCTCCGCTGAAATATTTCTTTTTTGCCCAGGTAATGACTTCACCGAGTAACTCATCAACAATAAATTTTCCTGTCTCGGTCAGGTATTCCGTATGCCCGTTAATATCAAGGCTGTTTATATACGTACTGCGAATAAAAGAAGTGGATTCTGAAATTCCGTATTCACTGCACGCCTGTCTTTCAAAACGCATTAACAGTTTCAGCATTGATTTTTCGTCAAAGTCTATCTTATGAATATCACCATCGGGCATATTAACGATGACACAGTTGCTACCTGTCTTATGCTTCATCCTCTCCAGTGCAGCAATTACAATGCGACGACGGTAAATTTCAATTGTGTTGTTTTTCACGGCGCTTCTCCTCTTCATCTATCCAGAAAGAAATATCTGATGAGATATTGAGAGCAAGACCCAAAAGTCTCTCAGTCTGGAGAGGGTTCATTTTTTTAAAGCTGATGTACATTAGATCCAGTAGTTCATTAAGACTTCTGGCGGAGATCGCCGCGTCTTCAATATTGTCATTTTCTTCCGGGTTCCACATATTTACCTCCCGTACGCTTTGCGCAAATATAATTCTGCGATGATGCTGTAGCCGGAGGCGTGAAAGAGTTGAGCTGTTTTAAACGCAGCTTTGTCTTTGATGAAAGTCATTGTTAACTCTCCTGTAAGTTCAGGTTATAGGTATCCCTGCCGTTTAAGGCACAGTTAATTTGTTTAATCAGGTTTTATTATTTAATTAAACTATCCAGTTTTGTATCTGCTTCTTTAATCGATTCTTCTACACCCTCGATCAGAGTGATGATGGCTGATATTAATGTCGCTTCGTAATCATCTCTTGAGCTTTCAAGCCACGCAGCAAGCACAGCTTCAGCCTGTTTTACCCTGTTTCTGGCTGAGATTAAAGATATAGTCATTTATCCTTCCCCCTGTCTGCCTGTTCTTCGATAAGCCATGTATGTACTTCACCAGATAAGCGACGGATTAAAGTGATTACAGATGATAATTCCGTTTCGCTCAACGTGTCCGGGTAGCTTTCGAACATTCGTAACAGACTTTCGACCTGACATGCTTTTTCGGTTGCTTGTTCTAAAGAAATATCAGCCATGATTGCTACCTTGTGCACCTGAGAGAAATGCCGCGATCTGAGATATTTTATTCGTTGCTATTGCTAATTCAGCCAGATCCGAAATAACACCAGATAGTTGTCCGATCCTTTCTTTTTTATCTTCACCGCCAAAGCTCAACGAAACTATGTTCAAACTGATATGGCTAATCGCTTCGAGAAGAGAAATGGTTTTTGAATTGCAGTCACCAGCGATATTGCCGTAATCAATATTTGAACAATCTCCTTCGAAGCGGAAGTCTTTAATATCTACGAGCTGGATGAAGTTTTTGGTAGTTGCTTTGATAGTCATGTCACTGGCTCCGTTGTTTGCCGATGAAATAAGCATACGATTACCAAAAATGTCTGTCAAACATAAATATGTGTTTCATACATATTTTTGGTGTTAACTTTCTGAATTATATAGATAATAAATATGTTTTAGATACAAAAAAAGAGCCGATAGGCTCTTTTAATATCAGTTGGGTTGGCTTAGGCGTGGCGTCGAATTTGTTGAGATTGGCTAAGTAACACCTTGCCACAAACATGTAACATTTCCATTTCTTCCTTGGTAATTTGCCACTCTTTGTAGAGGGGGTTATCAGACAGAACGAGCAATTGGCTCTTGATTTTCTGTAAGCGTTTAACGTACAGGTCCCCGCTAAAATCAAATACGTAGATACCGTCACCATCAAAGTAGTTAACGCCAATGTCAACAAAAATTAGATCACCAGGCTCAATTGTACCTTGCATACTATCGCCTCGAACGTTGATGAGTTTTACTTGGTTGGCTGGCCGATGCCCGAAAAGAGTTTTTGCCTCTTCCGTCACGTACTCTATCGAGCTGATTACTTCGATAAAATCACGGCTAGAATTACCATTGCCTGCACTTGCTGAAACATCCATAACATCGACTCGATACACATCATTTCTCCTCTGATGTGAGAGTGAAAGAATACTGTATTTATTTACAGTATCACTATCTGTTTCAGTTGAAAATAGCTCAGATACAGGCACTTGGAGAGCTTCGGCAATTTTTTGTATGCTTTGGGCACTGTAGCCCTGCATGCCTCGCTCAAGTCGAGAAATGTTTCCTACATCCCAGTCAGTTAAAGCTGCTAACTGCGTAATAGTCATTTTTCGGGCTTTGCGTAATTCACGAATCTTTTGTCCCACTTTCACAAACATTTCCCCCATGCAGTTCTGCAATATGTATTTTATACATAAATTTGTTATCTACACAACTTACCTTGCAAATTATGTTTATTGCACATAATATGTGTTAAAGACATAGAGGGTTATGCGCATGTTTACGACACCACTACGCAAAGCTCGACTCAATGCAAAGATGACCATTCAGGAGGTCGCAACACAAACCAAGTGCGACCCGGGCAATCTCAGCCGCATGGAGCGAGGTATTCAGCGTCCATCACCGGAACTGGCTGAAAAACTAGCCAAGCTGTTTTGTACGGAATTAACAGAAATTCAGATCCTTTATCCAGAGAGGTTCTTTCCTGATGGAAATGCCAATCAGAACACTACAGGAAATGCCTGAAATTTACGGGCAAGCAGATAAGGACTGGATTATTCAGCAGTTAGAAAGACTAACACCAGCTGTACGGCAGAAAGCGGTTCTGCGTTATGCCGCTGTCTACCAGGAAGCCTTCGATGCCGAGCCTGTTTCATACCGAAAGGAGAACCGGGCAAGGCATGAGGCAAACACAAGGCTTCGCCTGTTTGTGAGAAATCAGGGCAGAGCCTTACAGGGGTATACCGCCGAACCTCCACTGGCAGGATCGCAATCGCGATCCTGATTGTTTCGGGTTTAAAGGTACCCGAACAGAAACAGGCTTAAAGGTGCCTGTTCAGGTTGGCAACCAACTGACCCAAATCCTCATATGTACTAGGAAAGTAGTACGTTTTTATGGGGAAGAGGGAAAGGGGGGTAAGGGGGGATTGGGGGTAGGGGAAGGAATAGCGCCTTTTCCAACAGGAGAGATCCATAGGTTAAGTAGATCTCTGTAGTAGAGCAGTAATAAAAACGCCTGTATCAGCAAGATAGTACATAAAGGTCAGGCACTGAAAACGTAATGGTTCTTTCTGGAAGAGTGATTTTTCAGGGGAGCTGAATCAGAAGGGAGGCTGGCAGCCTTTGGGGAGGCCACCAGCCATGTGAGGGGGAATCCATGAAAACCACATCACAAAATTATTATCTCATTACCGCGGGGGCCGCACAATGCAGCTGACGATCACGCCGAATTTTGCACAGGAACGCGCGCTGAACATGCTGCGCCGTGACTGGAAGTCGCATAATACTTTCATGGTGTATGCGCCCACTGGCAGCGGCAAAACGGGGTTAGCAGCCTTCATCGTTGCCGGGTTCGTCAGCCGTGGTATGCGTGTTCTGTTTTGTGCGCCGTACACCATCCTGATTGGTCAGACGGCTAATCGTTTCGTGGAGTACGGATTACCGGGGGATGACATCGGTTATATCTGGGCGGATCACCCCAACTACGATCCGGACCGGAAAATCCAGATTGCCAGCGCCGACACTCTGATTCGCCGTGTGTTTCCTGACAATATCGATCTGCTGATTATCGACGAAGCACATCTGCGCAAAAAACGCATTCTCCAGGATATTGAGCGTCTGCGCGCCAGCGGCGTAAAAGTAATCGGATTGTCGGGTACGCCGTTTTCCCCGTTCCTGGGCAAATACTATGACCGACTGATTAAGCCGACTACCATCGGCGAGCTGATCCAGCGTGGCGATCTGAGTAAATACGAATTTTACGCGCCAACAAAGCCGGATCTGAAAGGCGTAAAAACCAAGTCTTCGCTTGAGTACGGCAACGATTACAACGAAACGCAACTGGCTGAAATCATGTGTGGCTCTACGCTGGTGGGCGATATTGTCCAGAACTGGCTGGAGAACGGACGTGACCTGCCGACAATTGCGTTCTGCGTGAACGTAGCCCATGCCAATTTTCTGACTATTCAGTTTAACCTGGCGGGTGTTAACGCTGAGGTCATGACCGCCGACACTCCGGTGGATGAGCGTCAGACCATCATTCACCGCTTTGAAACAGGTGCAACGAAAATCATCGTTAGTGTGGGCGTTCTGGTGGCCGGCTTCGATAGTGACGTTCGCTGCATCATCTACGCCAGGCCAACTAAAAGCGAAATTCGCTGGCTGCAGGCGCTCGGGCGTGGCCTGCGCACCGCTCCGGGTAAAGAGTCTTGCCTCATCTTCGATCACAGCGGCACCGTGCACCGTTTGGGTTATCCGGATTCAATCGAGTACGACGATCTTCCCGGCAAGTCTGACGGCATGGAGGAAAGCGCGCGCCGCGCAGCTGAGGAACGGGCCGAAAAGCTGCCGCACGAATGCTCACAATGCCACTACATGAAACCCGCTGGTGTGTACGTCTGCCCGAAATGTGGGCACAAGCCGCTGGGCGGTGAGGACGTCGATACCGACACCGGCCGCAAACTCAAAAAGCTGGGTAAAAACCAGCACCAACCTACAAAGGCACAGAAACAGGCCTGGTGGAGTCAGATCAAGTTTTATCAGCGCCAGCGCGTATCGCAGGGGAAAAAGCCCGTCAGTGATGGCTGGTGCGCTCACACCTTCCGGGAAAAGTTCGGTGAATGGCCGAATGACCTGAGTGACTTCCCGATGGAAATTACCCCGGAAGTAAGCAACTACATCAGACACAAACTTATCAGATATGCAAAAGGAAAGGGGAAGGCGGCCGCATCAGCTGAAACTGCCAGCCCCATTCCCGACTCAGGCATTACCCACAAGGTAATAAGTGCAAAACGCCAGGTAGAGAATATTCGCAGTATGCTTGGGAGAAGAACCGCGTGAAAACAGCAGAAGCGGCGAAAGGCCGCTGGCCTGAAATTTTAGAGCATTTCGACCTGCCGCCGATAACCGGAAAAAATCACTACAGGGGCGAATGCCCGGTATGCGGTGCACGTGGCAAGTTCCGCATTGACGACCGCGACGGTGCCGGGACATGGATCTGTGTATGTGGTAGTGGCGATGGTATGAAACTTGTCACCCTGACACTGGGGAAGCCATTTAACGAGATTTGCACCGAAATAGACCATCTGATCGGAAATGATTACCAGCGGGTGAAAATCCCGGTAAACAGCAGCGCCACCAGCTTACGCAAGCGTGTGTTGAGCAAGTTCTCTAAGCTGGGGGCACTGCGTGGCACATCCGGCGCTGCGTATCTTAACTCTCGTGGAATATTCAACCTTCCTGCTGAGGCGATCCGGTTCAATGCTAAGCAGAGACACAACGGGTGTGTATTCCAGTCTCTTTATTCCCTGGCTACTGACGACAAAGGGGAGTTGTGCTATCTGCATCAGACTCTGCTTGATGGTGCCAAAAAAGCAGACATCGGTAGCAGTGCAAAGCGTCTCAAATCCCTGCAGGAAGATAACTATTTGGATCACGCTCGTTCAGTAGCGATCCGGATGTTCCCGGTAGCTAGCACACTTGGCATCGCCGAAGGCATCGAAACCGCTTTATCAGCGCACCAGATTTATAAAGTGAACACCTGGGCAACGATTAACAGCGGCTTTATGAAAAAGTTCCGCGTACCAGCAGGCGTTCTGCACCTGATTATTTTTGCCGACCGTGACGAGAACAGCGCTACCGGACTGGCTGCGGCTTACGAATGTGCTCATGCCAATCTGATGGCAAAGAACGACCTGCAGCGTGTCAGTGTGTATTGGCCTGATCACGGTGATTTCAACAATATGCTCATGAATGGCGATCAGGTTCGTGAGCTGGTTTTCCACAAGAAAAAGGCGGCAGCGTAATGCGTACAGATAACAATGAACATAAAGCACTATTCTCCATCCCGACGGCAGCGCACAGCTCCGCCCTGGCAAATATTAAGCCCTTGCCTGAGCAACGGAGAATTACCGGGCATAAACAAACCGACGCCTATCTCTGGGTACTGGAGGTCATTCGCCTGAATGAACCGGCACATCTGGACGCTGCAGAAGCTGCGCTGGAGAAAATTAAAATCTATCCAAAAGAGGCCGAGGAACGGTATTCCCGTTATCTGCTGGCGAATGGCGGCGATCCTTTCCAGGTAGCTTTCGGTACCATCGGCATGGACAACCCGGCCAGGGCTATTGAGAATGCGCGTAAGAACATCAGGAAAGCTGCTGATGTTCGCGCTACGTTCGGCAGCTATGAGGTAGCGATGGAGGACGTAGAGGCTGAGCGACTTATTAAGTCCTCTGCGAAATTTATCGATGATTATGACTGGGGATGGACTCCAGAGGAACTCGAAGCTGGCCATATTGGTTGCGGTCGTAGGTTTGAAATTGATGATCAGCGTCGCGCATATGTTGATGGCTATCGTGACGTTCTGCCAGAGCCTTACACACTGTCAGATGTTGTTAGTGAGTTTGTTTACTGGGACTGGCTCTACAGCGTTCGCCACACTGCGGGCCACGAGCTCGGCTATGAATTTGGTTATTCCGAGCATCATGAATCCGTGTATGACCGTGAGCGATACCTGGAAAAATTGCTGGCGACCATCAAACCTGTGACACGCGCTGAAGCTGTCGAGGTTTGCAGCTGGTTTCTGGCAAGTGGAAAGGACGAATACATGGAAGACAACGGCGCGGCGGTCATTCTTAATCTGGTTGGGGAGTGCGAACAATGAAGCTTGAAGCATCGCTAAAACACTTCAGCCCTCAGGGGATGCACATTAACGACAGCGTGAAAGATACATCGCCGGATCGGCTCACCGGCACTGATGTAATGGTCGCTATCGGAGCAACCTGCAGCCGTGCGCGTTTTGGCCTGGCTGCCTTCTTTGGTAAGACCGGGATAAGCAAAAGCGATGAGCAACTGGCGGTTCAGGCGCTGGCGCGACATGCGATGGATACTGCACCGAAGAACGTGCGCAAAGCTGCAGGTGGTGAATTTGGCTGGTGTATGCTGGTACTGGCGCAGTTTGCCTTTGCTGAGTATTCCCGTTCTGCGGCCACCAGCGTGACGTGTTACAGCTGCAGTGGTACCGGGTTTATCTCCGGGAATGAAGATGTGATTAAATACCCTGGTATTTTCGACGCCGACGGTGCCGAAGTGGTGGCCCCGAAGATTAAAAATGAGCTGGTGAAAAGGGTTTGCGGAGCGTGCGAAGGAAAGAAAGTGATTCTTGCGCGGTGCAGATGCGGCGGTAAAGGCGAAGTATTGGATCGTAAAGCGACCAAAGACCGCGGCGCACCGGTTTTCAAAACTTGTGAGCGTTGCTCTGGTAATGGCTTCTCTGCTATCTCCTCTGCGACGGTACACCGAGCCATTCTGAAAGGCCTCCCGGATCTCCATCAGTCCTCATGGTCGCGGAACTGGAAACCATTCTATGAAATGCTGGTTGAGGTATTGCACAAGGGAGAGCGTCACGCATCATCAGAATTTGAGAAAGTAACCAGTAATTAATACGATCGGAACAGATAGCGACAAGTTTTCGCATGATAGTGTTGACTTTGCATACTTCTGTCCTGTATGATCTGAACCGTGGAATATACCGCCTGCACGTAATTAATCATTGAAACCCTGCCTCGGCGGGGTTTTGTTTTCTAAGAACTCGAAAATTGTATGCATTCCCGTATTGCAAAGATTCATTTTAATGAAGGTATGAAGTTGATGGGAATAGTATTTTGTGGGATATCAACCTCCTGCGCAGATGGGCACCAACAATAGGAAGCAATAAAAACGACTTTCAAGCTATATGTAAGAGTAGTTTTCTTGAATCATCCGGTTTTACGACACAAGAATTTACCTTTAATAGCACCATCAAAGAAACGACCTTTAGATTGTACTGTTAGGAAAGAATTATAGATGCTTTCTGGGACACCAACGTACTGGAAGGTTGAAGAGTTAACGAATCCTATCTCAAGGATTTTTTCTAATGGGTAGTAACCAACAAATTTTATTTTCGATGATATCATTTTCTGTCGTTGCATTTTTTCTCCTTCGAAACTTTTAATTTCATTTACCTAATAATACACATATATGAAATAAAAGAAGCATAGTTTTGTAAATATTGTATTTGAGTTGCATGAAATGATTTTCTTTGTTGCCACCAATTCCCCGGATTACGAAAACATAGAGCAAAAACCTCGTTACTGGATTTTACAGAGTGAATGAAATTTCTTTATAGGTGCTTGATAATAATGATTAATTCTGTTTCTGTTCATACAGGGGACGATCACTCATATGCTATCGTGGGCAAAAAAATCATTGATTATGCTGTCGCAGCATTCCATTTCTAAGATGTTCCGAACAATTTAATGAAAAAATAACTTGCTATTGTTTGTGGGTTGTGTGATTAATGAGTGGTTGGTTAGGTACACAGACCCATTAAAGCGGTTTAGTAAAGCAGTTCTCATCTCAAGCGTTATCCACAGATAATCCTTTCTTTTGAGCCTTCTTATCGTTACTAATTAGATTGTGTGCGAAAACCTTTTCGCCGTAAGGCTACATAGAATTTAAGGAATTACCTGTGTCTAATAAAATGACTGGTTTAGTAAAATGGTTTAATGAGTCTAAAGGTTTTGGTTTTATTACCCCTGATAACGGTAGTAAAGATGTGTTTGTACACTTCTCTGCCATTCAGAGTGGTGGTTTTAAAACACTGAATGAAGGCCAAAAAGTTGAGTTCAGCATCACTGCTGGTGCAAAAGGGCCGTCAGCCGAAAACGTTGTAGCTGCCTGATATTTTTCTGATTGAGACCAATATACGATAGCGAAGACGGTGAAAGCCTGAGTAGATATATTGGTTTTTCAGAAACTCAGTATCTGTCCAAATAAATATGGATAGATACTGGTTTTTATGTACTGAATAGAGCAGATAGTGTGATTGTTTCATAACTGTCATTTTTATCTCTGTTTTTTAAACTTAAGTTAATTTGTAATTGCTAACAATATCTCAAAATCGTTGGTGCTATAACATAAAAGAATAAAAATTATTTTAGGTTTTCTAGAGGAGCTAAAATAAATATTTCTGTTTGTTATTAATAATGAATTGTATTTTCCCACTGAAAATCAAGAGAGATTTTTAGTTAAAAATATCTTCCGGATATCACTGCGTTAGAAGATGTTGTAGCACATAAAGGCTAACATCATGACCGACCATGTTTATTTTAAGTGCCCTTGTTGTCATGGGTCACAATACAGAACTTCCCATTTCGATATAACAGAGAAAAATCCCTTTGGTGCAAAGTGTATTTTTTGTAAATCTTCAATGATCACACCTGATTACTATGCGCCATACACTTCCAACACCTCGAATGAACGAGTGCTGCGAAAGTAACATTGGGTTCTTATATGACAGTGCAAGGGGCAAGATTGATTTCTGTTGGGTACTGATTCAAGTCCAACAAGTATCATCCAACGCCAATTAGTTCGACCAGACATAGCATCAGCATTCTAGGTCAATGATACGGGGTTTGAGCTTCGGTAGCGGTCCAGACCACCCCCAACCCGCTACCCGACGGGTATAGTGTTATTCTTTTATGAGTGACAGCGCTGATTTTGTTATCAACATCAGACAGCGTAAACCAAAAACATGATAAACATGAAGGTTGACGCTGAGGCTTTAAGACCAGTGCTCCAGTCATGAAGACTATGTTGAATTTTCAATATATTCTCCCGTAAATAATTAGTTGCACCCAGATCACGCTGCCTCTCTGTGCAGAAGTTCGTACATCTGCAGGCTACGCTCGGGAAGAGGACTGAAACGTCATGATTCAGATGGCAAATTTGATTCGTGATTAATCTCTTCTGCGCGATGTATCGTCCAGTTATAGCAACTTATGTTTCACATACTATGTTGACTTAAGCATATATACTGATCTCTCCCGGAGCAACACATCTGTGGTCATCGTATAATGGCTATTGTCTCAGCCTGCGATGATGGGTTCCCCGGAGTGACTGGAAAGCGACCAGGTTTTGAGTGGGCGCTGCTTTTCGCAAAATTGCTGTGTGAAAATACTGACCTTCGGGTTCCGCGCCCATCCAAAAGCATCACGTGAATTCACCAACGCTCATGTACTCTCCAGGAACAATAAGTGATTCTGAAAAGTTCAGGTTAGATATTGCCCCGGTCACCGGATGATTTTATCTTTTGGTTCGTGGTGAATCCCCCTATGCGGCGGGGTTACCAGCAATGTAGATATGCGCTATCAGTGCTGGTCGCGGTTGCTGGGCTGCAACTCACCGGGAGGCACCCGGCACCACCTCCTTGACAACATTGTTATTTTTCATGCCTGTTCGTCCGAGCAGGCTTTTTTTGTCTGCATTATCTTCATTGATAACTGGTAACTCAGAGAATTATCCAAATCAAAAAAGAAGCAACGAGAGCGATTACTAATACATTCTTCGCTTTTTCTCTTCTGCTGGCCTTCACAAAAGGATTCACTTTCCGGCAGTGGCTGCATACAAGTGATTCTGGGGTAATCAGCTTTCCGCAGTAGGGGCAGGGCTTGGTAATCATTTGCAATACTTGAATCTTAAGAACGAATTCTCATTTAACCACACTCAACGAGTTGTTTTAATAAAGACTCTGATATTTGGGACATATTCATCAATTTCAGGCTCACGGGAGTCATCCGCTACGTGCTTTGTTGATAAATCCAGCCCGTGAAGCCTGCTCCTTTCCTGTACTCAGCATCATCCGAACTGTCGGAGATGAGGCTTATGAAAATGCACAACGATCCCCAATCCTGGCAGGGCTGGCTGGAGCTATTCCAGAGCTGGTGGCGAGGAGATACGCCGCTGGGCGCTGTTCTGATGTCGTTATTTATGGCCGGTCTGCGCATTGCCTATTTTGGCGGTAACGGTGGCTGGAAGAAAAAGACACTTGAAATCCTGCTTTGCGGCGCCCTGACGTTAACGTTCTCATCTGCGCTGGAATATTTCGGCTGGCCCAAGTCCCTGTCTGTTGCGATAGGTGGCGGTGTCGGCCTTATCGGCGTGGATGCGATCCGGGGCTTCGCAATGAAGTTTATCGGTGGGGATAATGACAAGGTTTAATCATGAACGAGTCTCAATTTCAGCAGGCGGTTGGTATCAGCGCCGAACTGGCTGCGCGCTGGTATCCACATATTACGGCGGCAATGAGCGAATTCGGTATTACTGCACCACTGGATCAGGCCATGTTTATTGCACAAGTCGGGCATGAGTCTGATGGCTTTACCTCGCTGGCAGAGAGTTTTAACTACTCGGTTGAAGGGCTGAAGAAAACATTTGGTAAACGCCTTACGCCGTATCAGTGCGAAATGCTGGGGCGTATTGATGGTCGCCAGGTTGCCCACCAGCCACAAATAGCCAATCTGGTTTACGGTGGCCGCATGGGTAACAAAGACGCCGGAGATGGCTGGAAGTATCGCGGTCGTGGCCTGCTTCAAATCACTGGCCGCGAGAACTACGCCAAATGCGGTGCAGCGTTGAAGCTCGATCTGATCAGTACACCAGAGTTGCTGACACAGGAGAAGCATGCAGCCCGTTCCGCTGCCTGGTATTTCACATTACGTGGTTGTCTGATGTATTCAGGTGATGTTGTCCGTGTAACGCAGATCATCAACGGTGGCCAGAATGGACTGGCTGACAGAAATAGTCGTTATAACAAAGCGCGGGCGGCGCTGCAGGTATGACAGCGGTCTTTGATTTTGTTGAGGCCCGGTGGAAAACAATCATTGCATTGCTGCTGTTGGCAGGCGCGTTTATCGCCGGCAACGTCTGGAGTGACAGGGGCTGGCAAAAGAAGTGGGCTGACCGCAATAGCGTGGAATCTTCACAGGAAGCGAACGCGCAGACTGCCGCCCGTATTATTGAACAGGGCCGCATTATTGCCCGTGATGAGGCTGTGAAAGATGCACAAGCGCAAGCCGCTAAATCTGCTGCCACTGCTGCTGGCCTGTCTGCCACTGTTAGCCAGCTGCGTACCGAAGCAAAAAAACTTGCCACCCGCCTGGACGCCGCAAAGCACACCGCAAATCTTGCCGCTGCCGCCAGAAGCAAAACAACCGACGCCACCGCCGGAATGCTTGCCGACATGCTCGGAGATATTGCAGCAGAAGCTCAACGTTATGCTGCAATCGCTGACGAACGCTACCAGGCAGGAATGACGTGTGAGCGTATTTACAACTCGGTGAGAACCTCAAATATGGATGGTCTCTATCGGGGAGATAAATAATAATTCTGATGAAATTGGAGATATTGAATCAGGCCGAATTTATCCAAATGAAACGATTAATAGTTTATTCCAAGCAACATGGCACGTTGAGTTCTGTTAGTATTGATAATTATTATCAATTGAGGGCTAACTGTGAAAAAAGGATTTGTTTGCGTATTTTTCCTCTGTTTCTTTCTAATGGGATGCAGTGGTCGTGTGAACAATAATCAACCCAGACTGCTGACTTCTGCATACCCAGCGTACCCATATTATGCTGTGGCAAACAGGATCGAAGGCTTTGTGGAGGTAAAATACGATGTCGGAAGCGACGGGAAGGTTTCGAAAATCTGGATTGTGAAATCTGAACCACAACACCTCTTCGATTCGTCTGTTATTTCAGCAATGTCGAAGTGGCGTTTTGAAAGAGATAAGCCTTATCAGGGGATGAGAAAGAGGCTTCAGTTTAAATTGTCGAAAGGCCTGTAGTGAGTCTACTTTTGAGCACCTGTGATAATGCTGTAGCTATCGGTTAAAATGTAACCCCTGAAAACAGGAGGCCGGAATGTCTGAACTAAACTACGAAGCAATTGGGCGCTGCAAAATACTCAACGAAAAAATAAAAGCGCTTCATGCTGAGCGGATGAAAGCTATAGGGGATTTACGATCATCCGTTTATTCCCTTCATCAGAAAGGGAATATTAATCGCGTCCCACCAGAAATCGTTGAGTTTGACCCACAATCTCTTACCGACCTTGTAGAGAAGGTCGGTCACTATGATAGTGAATTGATGAGAGCCGTGCACGAATATAACAACTGGTGTGCCGAAGCCGGTGAGAAGCCTGTAAAACTCATTAAGTTAGACTGACACTGAGAATTTAAACAAATTATTAGCCTCGCACTCGCGGGGCTTTTTACTGCAACAAAGGTAAAGACGATGGATGAAGAATATCGTAAAGACCTGCAACTGTGGTTTGGCTTGACGCATGCGTCGTTCTGCGTGATGCCGAGAGTATTCATGGAGGCTATGCCACAAGAATGGCAAGAGAAGATGGCTCAGTTGCTTTTTGAGTATGGCGACACGATCAAAACGGATGTCTGCGGAGTTCACAGCTGTTTCGTTACTGCCAAAGACGTCAACAACCGCTTTATGAGGATGCCAGAAGATATTCTGAACTATCGTCATCCACGACGTGAGTTCATTGAATCATTTCTGAAGAAGTAGCCATTACAAAGCCTATCCGCGGGTGGGCTTGATAATGAAACCTGAGTTTATAAAGGTGGGACTTTCCCACCTTTACCAGGAGAGGGCTGATGGCTGACAAGATTGAAGTTAAGTTAGATTTTGACGCTCAGGATATTCAGCGCCAGCTCATGCGTCTGGAAGAACGTGAAATACCGTTTGCGATGGCACTTACGGCAACCAGAACGGCTAAGGCGGCGCAGTTGGCGCTAAAGGATGAAATCAGCCGTGTGTTCGACAACCCGACACCGTGGATTTTGAACTCAACGTATATTCTGGCCGCTAAAAAAAGCGATCCCAAAGCTGTTGTTTATGCTCGTGAGTGGGGCGGTACACCTGCGCCAACTACGTTAACGCCGCAGATTGAGGGGGGAGAGCGCCAATATAAGCGCTCTGAAGGTGCATTGAGGGCTGGTGGTTATCTGCCGAACGGCTGGCAGGTTGCCCCCGGACCCGGCGCAAAGCGGGATAAATACGGGAATATTAACCGGGGGCAATTGCAGCAGGTGCTGTCCGGTCTGCGTGTACAGCGCGATGTACATCAGAACCGCCGTCAGAGCAAGCCTACGGAGTTCTTTGTTATTCGTCCTGGTACGAGTAACCAGCTACAGCCTGGCGTGTGGCAGCGCGTTGGGCGGCGTCCTACGCTGATCCTTACATTCATTCAACGACCTGACTATTCGCAACGGCTTGACTGGCATGGTGTTGCTCTGCGGGCTGGTGAAGCGGCCTTCACTGATGAGATTGCAAAGGCTATTGATGAGTTACTTGGTGACTGCTCCCCGCCGTAAACGGCGAGGCTTCCCACTTCTCAGGCCGCAACCGTCTGTGTGACGGATTTACGCTGGCCTCCATGGGCAGAGACGACGAGACCCGCCGCCTGTAATTCCAGTATGCCCTTGCGTTCGATGTTGATCGCCGCGTTGATATCGCGGTCATGTTCAACTCCACACTCTGGACACTGCCATATGCGCTTGTTCAGCGGCATTTCCGACATTTTGTGACCACAACAATGGCAGGTTTTCGAACTGGCGAACCATTGATCCAGTTTCACCACATGAACACCTTTTTCTGCTGCTTTGTATTCCAGTTTTGAAATAAATCCACTCCATCCGGCATCGCCTATTGCTCGTGCCAGATGGTGGTTCTTCATCATATTTGCCGATTTCAGCGTCTCTACAATTACCGCTTGGTTTTCGTCAACAATTGTTCTTGAGAGTTTGTGCTGGAAATCAGCGCGAGCATTGGCTACTCGTTCGTGTACGCCAGCAAGCTGTATACGTGCTTTCCGGCGATTTGCACTACCTTTTTTCTTACGTGATAACGCTTTCTGTTTACGCCGTAGATTCCGGCTGGCGTTGATAAGGTGTCGAGGGTTAGCAACCTTAGTGCCATCAGATTTTATGGCGAAATGCGTCAGCCCCATATCCAGCCCCATCACGTTTGATATCAGTACTGGCTTCGCTGGCACTTCCATTCCGTCGTCACAGAGTAGCGAGGCGTAATATTTCCCTGTTGCACTGCGGGTTAAGGTGATGCTTTTTAACGTGCCAGTAATTTCACGATGCAATCGTGCTTCAATCGCCGGGATTTTCGGTATTTTGACTGCACCATCCAGCACTTTCACCCCAACACAGTGATAGCTCGATTGTTTGCCGTGTTTGCGTTTGAATGCAGGGAAACGAGCTTTTAATTTTGGATTAAAAAAATTGGAAAAAGCAACATCGAGATTCATCACCGCCTGCTGCAATGCAATAGAATCATATTCTTTAAGCCATCCATATCTGCGGGATTTCTTCGCCACTGCAAGCAGTGGCTTGAGGTCTTTACGCGGGTTTAAATTAACACCGTGTCGCTGGTAAGCGTGTTTCTTGATATGCAGAGCTTTATTGTACGCGAAACGAACCGCACCAAACTGAGCATTGAGATATTCAGCCTGTTCTGGTGTCGGATAGATGCGTACTTTTGTTGCTCTTAACATAATCAGCGCTCATTGATATAATATTTATATTTTAACATGTTAGGTGAATATATCAATTGAGTAATCATGATGATTTACTGGCGGGATTCCTCCGCAAGCGGCACAGTGTCAGTAAACTGGTCGTGCATCTGATCTTCACGACGAAGTATCGACGTAAGCTATTTGACGGACAGATGATCGCTCAACTGCGTGGGGCGTTTGACTCCGCTGCGGCAAAACTTGAATGCGAAATTATTGAGATGGACGGAGAGCCTGACCATGTGCATCTGTTGGTTGCTTACCCGCCAAAACTGGCGGTCAGTGTGATGGTCAACAATCTGAAATCAGTATCGTCGCGTCTGCTGCGCCAGCAAAACACACATTTACGAATGCAAAGTAAAACGGGGCTTTTGTGGTCGAGATCGTACTTCGTCTGTAGCACTGGAGGGGCAACGATTGAAACGCTCAGAGCCTACGTTCAGAGTCAGTCCACACCTGATTAATCTTTAAAGCCCTGCGGGCTTTTCGCCTTATATCCCCGCCCGCATTGAGCGAGGGTTTACGGCGTTTTTCGCTAAGAAGTTCGACTAATATTCGCCGCGTGTGCGGCGTGCTGCGGCTGGCTGACAGCCTGTGTGATCACCTGCCAACCCCTTTGGGTCCTTCTGGCGAAAAGCGTTGAATGCGGGTCATTCGAACCCCGAGAATCGACTAGCTGAACGCCGGAAAAGTTAGGTTAAAAGTGATCGGTAAAAAGAATTGAATTATCTGATTGATTTATAGAAGAAAAATAGTGTTTTTAGCTGGTTTGCTAATGGTAAAAAAAGATGGTTATTTATCTTAAATATCAGCGAGTTACATCTGTTTTTTTAACCTTAAAAACAAAAGATTAAACAAAGTTCTTTATTTTCAGTTGGTTATCTCTATTTTTTTACTCATTGCATCGATTTGCATCCTTTTTACCCATTAAAATTCAATAAAATCAGTCAATTATGTTGTTTTCTTTTACCCTCTACGGGTAAAAAGATTCGCTAATTTCCTTTTTGTTTTCATTGGGTTACTCGGTTTTCTTTTACCGACTGACAATCGTGGTGAAAAAATGACGCTAAAAATCGAATATTTGCCGCGTGGCAAACTGCTTCGTTACGCTAAAAATTCACGAACTCACTCTGATGAACAGGTAGATCAGCTGGTGAACAGCATTCGGGAGTTCGGTTTCACAAATCCGGTGCTGATTGATGAAAAAGACGAGTTAATTGCCGGGCATGGTCGGCTTGCAGCTGCGGAAATATTGGAGCTTGTCGAAGTTCCAGCGATCCGGCTTAAAAACCTTTCTGAGAAACAGAAAAAAGCCTGTCGCATTGCTGATAACAAGCTGGCGCTGAACGCTGGCTGGGATATGCAGCTGCTTGCCGAAGAAGTCAGTGAGCTGGTTGAAAGCGATTTTGACATTGAGTTACTCGGATTTAGCGATTCTGAGATTGACGATATGTTAAATGTTGAGCCTCCCCCATCTGAGGAAGATGACGCGCCGCCGGTCGTTCAGATTAAGTACCTGTCAATTGATAAGGATCGTATCCCGGCTACAGATACTGAGATTGCGTTATTGCTGGATGTATACCGGCAATACCACGATGCGCACGGCACACATGAAGGGTTTGTTAAATACCTCGCTGACAGGTGCCAGTGATGGCCATCGTCAGTAAGTCAGAATTTGCGAGGCGAAAAGGCATCTCTCCGGCGATGGTCACAAAGTTATGTGCGTCTGGCCGGATACCTGTACTGAAAAGCGGAAAACTGGATTTTGATACAGCCAGTACTGCGTATGAGGCGAGTAAACAGGTTGGCCGGGAAGCCTCAGCCATTAACGGTAAAAAAGGCCACAGATCAACCGAGCCTGAACTACCCGGTGATGATGCTGGATTAGCTGGTGGTTCGACTGCCGTCGCTGCACAGTTCAATAAGGCCAAGACCGCAGAAAAGGTTTATCAGGCGAAATTAAAAAAGCTGGAGTACGAAGAAAAAGAAGGATCGCTTATAGCTAAAGATACCGTTGCTGATGATGCTTTTCTCGCTGCAAACGAGTTGAGAAGTCGGTTGTTTAGTATTGCTCCCCGTGCCGCCCCGCGCTGTGAGGGAAAAACGGCAAGGGAGATTGAACGCATCATTGAGGATGAGATTAATTTTGCGCTTCAGGCGCTTCAGGAATCCCGATTTATTAAGCAGGAAGAATAAACCGCATGGGCGAAACAGTATGGAGCACCGCGTTTTTCCGTGCGCTTCGCCCAAAATCACGGCTAACCGTTTCTGAGTGGGCCGATAAATATCGTCATGTGGCGCCGGGAACTTCTCCCGAGCCGGGGCCGTGGCGCACCAGTCGAGTACCTTACCTGCGTGAACCGATGGATGTTATTGGCGATGCTGATACTGAAACGGTAGTCATGCAGTGTAGTTCGCAGATTGGTAAGTCAGAAATGCAGCTCAACGTGATGGGGTATTTTACCGATCAGGAACCCTCACCACAGCTGATGATTTACCCGACAGTTGAAGCAGCTGAAGCCTTTTCGAAAGAGCGTATCGATCCCACCTTTAAGTATTCTCCGGGATTAAAGAATAAGCTCCGTGAAGGGAAAGAAGGTCGTGGCGCGGCTAAAAAGTCCAGCACTACGATCCGTATGAAACACTATGCGGGAGGGTATGTGGCGCTGGTTGGCGCTAACTCGCCAGCTGGTCTTGCTTCTCGTCCAGTTCGAATATTGTTAGCTGATGAAATCGACCGTTACGGTGTGACGCAGGAAGGCGATCCATTAAAGCTGGGTATTCAACGAACAACAAACTTCCATAACCGCAAAAAAGTGTTTGTTTCTACTCCTGTTTTGGAGGCGACAAGCAAAATTCATAAGTGGTTTAAGCTTTCCGACCAGCGTTATTACCACGTTCCTTGTCCATGCTGTGGCGCTATGCAGGTGATGAAGTGGTCACAGGTTAAGTGGGATAAAAACGATCTCGGGGAGGCGCTACCAGAAACCGCGCGATATGAGTGCTGTGAATGTGGCGATGCAATCCGCGGGCCAGGTAAACCGGATGTTGAGTGGCTCGCTAAAGGAGTATGGGTTGCTGAGCATCCTGAAATTAAGGGAATTGTAGGTTTTCATATCAGCAGCCTTTACTCCCCCTGGGTTGCATTGTCCGATCTCGTTGCTGAGTTCGCGGAAGCCACTAAGAACCGTGATAAAAATGGGTTGATGGAGTTCATCAACCTGAAACTTGGTGAGCCGTGGAAAGAGGATACGAAGGATGATATCGATCCTGAATATCTTCTTCAGCGTCGTACCCGATATGAGGAATTTCTTCCAGATAACGTTCTGCTGCTTAGCGCTGGTGTCGATGTGCAGGATACATACCTGGTGGTTGAGGTAGTCGGCTGGGGTAAAGGTAAAGAGTCCTGGGGAATTGAGTACAAAATATTTCCGGGTGATCCTGCACAAGCCGCAGTATGGAATCAGGTCGATGAATATCTTCAACGTAGTTGGCAGTTCCGCGATGGTCGTCGGCTACAGATAGCCGCCGCCTGTATCGACTCAGGTGGTCACTTTACGACCGAAACATACCGTTTCACCAAACCGCGTGAGTCACGCCGAATTTACTCAATTAGAGGGCGCGGCGGTGTGGGGCTGCCATTCATTGGCAAACCGAATAATAACAATCGCATTGGTGCAATGCTGTTCAATCTCGGCGTGGATGATGGGAAAGGCACGATCATGGCTCGTATCAAACTGCATGATCCCGGCCCCGGGTATATGCACTTTCCTTTGGATGCCGATCGTGGATATGACACCGATTATTTCAAAGGGCTGCTTTCTGAAAAAAAGGTCTTTGAGTACAAAAACGGCCAAACAAAAGAGAAGTGGATAAAGCTTTACAACCGAAATGAACCTCTCGACTGCCGCAACTATGCGACCGCAGCGATGGAAATACTAAACCCCAACTTTGACTGGCTTGCCGGGCAGGAACAACGAGGAAACGTCTATGTTCAACAGCAACAGCAAAGCACGCAAAGAAAACGGCGACGGGTCAGAAGTCGCGGAGTTACCGCATAGGAGTAATATCAATGAGTTATGAGGCCATTTCGCTAACTGAAGCTCAAGAAATGCTGTCGGTCTGGAAAGAGGCATACCGGGCTATCGCAATCGGTGGACAGTCCTATAAGTTGGGAACAAGGCAGTTAAACAGAGCTGATCTTTCAGAAGTGAGAGAGCAGCTTGACTTCTGGCGTAATGAGGTCGAGCGGATGACTGCCGGTACTCGCCGCGGACCGCGTGTTAAACGCGTTGTAGTGAGAGATTTATGAACATTCTTGATAAGGTCATTGCGCCGTTTTCACCTCAAAGAGCGCTAAACAGGGCTGTGGCAAGGAAGAAACTGGAGGCCATTAATAATTCAGGTTACGACCGCCACGGTGCAAGTACGCATAAGAAATCAATGCGCGGCTGGTTTAGTCGAGCTGGCTCGCCGGATGACGATATCGTTAAGCCACTGAATATATTGCGGGAACGTTCGCGTGATCTTTTTATGGGTAATCCTCTTGCGACAGGAGCCATAAAAACGATCCGAACCAATGTTGTTGGTTCAGGGCTAAAGCTCAACGCTAACATTGATGCTGAGTTTCTGGGCTTGTCACCGGAAGAAGCGAGATTATGGGAAAAGAATACGGAGCGTGAGTTCCGTCTGTGGGCTGATTCAGTGAACTGTGACGCATCAAGAATGTGTACGTTTGGTCAGCTTCAATCACTGGTCCAGATATCGGCGTTGTCGTCTGGTGATGTGTTTGCCACGCTTCCTGTAATAAAACGAAAAGGGGTTATCTATGATTTGTGCGTTTACCTCATAGAAGGTGATCGCGTTTGTAATCCCGATACCACTGTTATCCCTGATATGTATGGCGGTATTGAACTGGGTGAATACGGCGATCCGGTTGCGTACTGGATTGCCAGGCACCACCCCGCGAGTACATCCAGCTTTGTCCAGAGGAAGTGGGAACGAATACCGGCTTATGGCAAGAAAACCGGGCGGCGTAATGTGCTGCATGTTATGCAGGATTGGGAGCGTCCAGGTCAACGCCGCGGCGTACCCGTTCTTGCGCCGGTAATTGAAGCGCTAAAGCAACTCGGTCGCTATACCGACGCTGAACTGGTGGCCGCTGTGGTTTCTGGTCTGTTTACCGTGTTCGTCAAAACAGAAGCGCCAGAAGGGCCTATAGGTGAGGGTGGCATACCTACATACGAGCAAATCGATAACTATGATGAAAATACCGTTGAAATGGGTTCGGGTTCCGTTGTCAGCCTCGCTGACGGGGAGTCCGTGGAGACTGCTAATCCCGGGCGACCTAACACTGCATTTGATGGTTTTGTCGTGGCTGTTTGCCGCCAGATTGGTGCTGCGCTTGAATTGCCATACGAACTGCTGGTTAAACACTTCACAGCCAGCTATAGCGCTAGTCGTGCAGCTCTTCTGGAAGCCTGGAAGATGTTCAGGATGCGGCGAGAGTGGATGGTGTTGTCGTTCTGCCAGCCCATTTATGAGGAATGGTTATCTGAAGCAGTGGCGAAAGGCCGGGTTATCGCACCCGGCTTTTTTTATGGGCCTGAATATAAGGCGGCCTGGTGTGGCGCTCAGTGGTATGGCCCATCTCAGGGACAACTCGATCCTCTGAAGGAAGTGAAGGCGGCGAAAATGCGCGTAGAAGAAACGTTCTCTACACGAGAGAAAGAGGCCGCTGAAATGTCCGGTTTGAACTGGGAAGAGGCCGCGCAGATTAGCGGAAGAGAAGAAGCTACGCGACGAGATCTGAAGCTGGCTGGTACGCCTGATGTACCTGAAAAACCTGATGAAGAGGAACTAAATGTCTAACTGGTGGAATATCAAAAACTCAGCGGGGGAAGATGATACCCCGGCTGAAATGCAACTCTACGGCTATATCGGGGAATGGGATGATATTTCTTCCGCTGAAGTCGTTAAGCAACTGAAGGAAATCACGGCCAAAACCATTGTTGTCCGCATCAACAGCTATGGCGGCTCAGTTTTTACCGCGCAAGCGATACTCTCTTCCCTGAAGCGTCACCCGGCTAATGTCACCGTCTATATCGATGGTATAGCTGCATCGGCCGCAACCATCATTGCGATGGCCGGGGATAAAATCATCATACCGGCTAACGCAATGATGATGATCCATAACCCGTGGACGTTTGCCGCTGGTGACTCAGAAGAGCTTCGTAGCATCGCTGAAATGATGGATAAAATCAGAGACAGCATCCTGGCCGCTTATCGTGAAAAAACGGGGCTTTCTGACGAAAAACTTATTGAGTTGATGGACGCCGAAACCTGGTTCAGTGCTGATGAAGCTGTTGAGCTGGGCTTTGCTGATGAAGTGGAACAGCCTGTGCGCCTGGCCGCATCTCTTAACAACGGTGTTTTCTCCCTGAATGGTATGAGCTTTGACGTTTCCCGTTTTGCTCACCTGCCTGATTCACTCGCCAAATTAACAGTACCAGACAACAAACAATCTGCGGTACCGACCGCGCATAACGAGGAGGAGATCGTGGATCTCGAAACCCTGAAAAACAAACATCCTGATTTATATAACCAGGTATTCAATGCAGGTAAAGATGACGGTGTGAAGGCCGAACGTGAGCGAATTAAGCAAATTGAGGATTCGGTTATTCCCGGGCATGACGAATTGGTCAACAAAGCCAAATTCGAAACAGGAGTATCAGCTGAAACATTGGCTCTGGAAATTATGAACGCGGAGCGCGGCCGTAATGCTGCGTATCTGAAGAACAGAACTGAGGATGCCGACCCGCTGAAAAATGCCGTTGATAACCAGGCACCACAGAACAAGGGTGAGCAAGAGGTTGCAGCGGTGAAAAACAGCATTGGTTCAGCATTTCAAAATCGTAACAAGCGTTAAGGGGTAAAACATGCAGGAAACTTTTACTTATGAACCAGATAATCTGGTTATATCTGGTGCCATGCCAGCTGTACCGGTCAATATCAATGTGGCCAGCGGTGTTATTGAACGCGGCACGTTGCTTTCCTTCGTCAGTATTGATCCCGCAACCAACGTGGTTACGGTGGCACCGATTGACCTGACCAGTGCGAATGCGGAAGAAAAATTGCCGTTCTGTATTGCACAGCATCGTATCGATGCTTCTAAAAAAGCATGTCGTGGAACGGCGTGGGCGACCGGCGTATTCAATAGTCGCAAAGTGATTCTGCCAGCTGGTGTAAAGGTTGCTGATGTATATCTGGCCTGCCGTAAGGTCGGTTTATTCCTCAACGACGCTATGCCTAACCCTGTGGCCTGAAGGAGCTGAATAAACATGCCAAATATTGATATTTTTGAACGTCGCACGATGCTGGAGCCGGTCATACAGAACTTTGAACCACGCCGCTTCCTTCTGCGTACATTTTTCCCTGGTATTTCGACCTTCAACACTGAAAAAGTGGATCTCGACTTTGTTCGCGGTGGTCGCACTATGGCGCCATTTGTTGGTAAAGGGTACGGATCAAAAACGGTTGAGCGCCACGGTTTTGAAACAAAAACGTTACGGCCACCGCTCGTTGCACCTGACCTGGTTACTACTGCAGAGCATCTTCTTAATCGCCTGCCAGGTGAGAATATCTATAACTCTAAATCGCCACAGGAACGCGCCGCTGAGCAATTAGGTAAAGATCTGGTTGAACTGGATGATATGGTCAACCGTCGCGAAGAATGGATGTGTTCTCAGGTTCTTTTCAGCGGTATGGTTGAAATCGTCGGTACTGGCGTAGAAGAAACAGTATATTTCTGGCCGGATAATGATGCTGATAAACCGTATCTTGAACTGACTGGTGATGACCTCTGGACATCGGCTGCATCTGATCCACTGGTCAATGTGCGCAACTGGAAGCGTAGGGTGTCATTAACATCTGGTTTTACCCCGCGCGTTGCAGTCATGGGGGCTAAAGTTGTTGATGCCTTCGTTGCAAACGAAGCTATCAGTAAGTACCTGGATAACCGCCGTAAGGAGTTAGGTAAGATTGAGCCTAAAGATCTGGAAGAGGGTGTTACATTTTACGGTACCATCGAAGGCGTTGATTTCTATGGCTACGATGAACTGGTTTACAACGACGTAAGCGGAAAAACAGAACCGTTAGTACCTGAAGATAAAATTCTTCTCGGTGCGCCTGGACGTGGTGAAATGCTCTATGGGGCCGTTGTACTGGCCGATGAAGCGGAAAAAAGCTTCACGCTGGTGGAGTCACCTCGTGTCCCCGATACCTGGGTAAGCCGAAAACCAGAAGGACGTTTTGTCGCGATGAAGTCTGCGCCGTTGCCTAACCCCGGCGTAGCGGATGCTTATCTGGTTGCTAAGGTGGTGTAAATGGCCCGTTTAGTTAAAAATATCGATACCCGTCAATACGGCTCGTTTAAAGCGGGCCGTTTGCTTGATGGGGTTTTGCCAGAATCAAAAATTGCTGAGCTAATCGCTTCAGGTCATGCTAAAGAGACTGACGGTGAGAATACCGACTCATCCGATGGTGTTGCAGAGGAAGGCACAAATCCAGAAAAGCCCCTGGCTAAGGTTCCAGAGAAGGGAAAAAAATCAAAGGCGTAACACGCGATGAACTCTTTTAAAGAGATAATGGCGCAGGATATTTCTGCGGTATTTATGAATGAGAGAGAGTTTGCTGACACCTACAACATTGACGGCAAGGATGTCCTTGCCGTTCTGGATACTGACCTCGTTCATGAACGTAATAAACGCTCATATGCGGAGTTTACTGAGGGTGTAAATCAGGGGCAAATAACGCTATTTGTTTCGCGTGATGATTTTACTCACCTTCCTGTAAAGGACCAGTTAATGGTTATTAACGGTCGTAGCTATGTTGTGAATGAGGCCGCAGATAATTCAGGGGTGTTAGAAATAACTCTGACTATCAATACGAACAGAGGTATGCCAATTTGAGCAATCTGTTGATTGATGCAATAAAAAGCCGGTTAGAGAAAGAAATTTGCCCTAACCTGTTGATACAGGGGCCTCCAGAGGATGAGAGGGATACTGACGTCAGGTTGTATGTTCCCACTATCTTCAAAGGTTTTTTACCACCAAAATCAGCGCCAGACCCAAATAAACAACCAGAGTTTCCTCACATTATTATCCGACCCACAGAAGGGGGAATGCAGCCTGACATGGATACTGTTCGGGTGAAATTCCTGCTTGGAGGTTTTTGTGAAGATCCGACCGGATACGAATGGTTAATGATTGTTCTTGGTCGAATGGCTAAAAATTTTCAGGAAAACCCTGTTCTGGATATGCAGTATGAATTTCAGAACGATATCCACTGGAAATTGTTCGATGATCAGCCATTTCCTTTTTGGGTAATGGAGGCGACTGGTTCCTGGTCAGTAATTAAACCTCAAAATACTCAATTTCAGGACGATCTCTGATGACTACTGAGAAAAAAAACGCGAAAGCGGCGGGTGCTGCTACGCCAAAAAAAGAACCTGTTCCGACATTAATTTATATCGGGCCAACAATTCCTCAAATTTCATTACTGAAGCACAGAATATATCGAAATGGTTTGTCTGTGGAGTGCGAAAAGCTGATAAGCATTATTCCCGGCGCTAAGCAACTCTTCGTTACTACAGCTGATTTTGCTGATGCAGAAAAGCGGCTTACTGATAAAACCAGTGTTGAAGCTGTGATGTATTCGCGTGTTTTTGCAGCAATGAAGGAGATTAATTAATGGGCTACCGTCACGGTATTTATACATCTGAAATACCTACTTCAATTACACCTCCAGTAAACGTTAGTGCGGGGTTAATTGTTGCGTTTGGTACTTCTCCGGTAAACCAGCTTGATAATCCATCATCAGCGGTTAATAAACCGGTAATTGCATACACCTATGCCGAAGCCGTTTCAAAGATAGGTTTCAGCACTAACTTTGAAAAATATACTTTGAGCGAAGTGATTAAGGTCGCTTTTGGTATCTATGGCGTGGCTCCGGTTGTGTTCATCAATGTACTGGACCCGACAAAACACAAAGCAGACGTTGTCGATGAAGCCGTCAAACTTTCAGGCGGTAAGGCAACGCTGGCTAAGGATGGGGTACTCTACGACTCTGTTGTTGTAAAAAGTGCTGCGCCCGATGCGGCCGTTCTTGTTGTTGATACCGACTATATTCTTGCTCTTGATGACGATGGGTATACGGTCATTACCGCAATCACTGGTGGGGCTATCAAGGATAAAGATGCAGCGCTAACCGTAAGTTATACACACCTTGATCCTGATGCAGTGACCAAAGATGACATTATCGGCGGTGTTGATCTTAACACTAAGTTAAGTACCGGCCTTGAGCTGCTTGCTGACGTTTACCCGCGCTTTAAACTGGTTCCCGGCCAGGTGATTGCGCCTGGATTTAGTACGGACAGTGAAGTTGGCCAGTTAATGGCGACTAAATCCGCGATGATAAGCGAGCTGTTTAAAGCTGAAGCGTTAACTGACGCCCCAACCGATAAAGCGATAATCAGCGATTACTCAGCGGTACCGGAATGGAAGCAGAACAATAACCAGCTCGCCGCGAACCAGACTGTATGTTGGCCGATGGTGAAGCTGGGAGACATCATTTATCACCACTCCACTCATCTGGCAGCTGCAACATGTCTGATGGACAGTAAAAACGGTGATGTTCCTTCACGTTCTCCGTCGAATATCACATTGCAAATGGATGGTGCTGTTCGTAAAGATGGCTCAGAGGTTTGGCTGAATAACAGTCAGGCCAACTATCTGAACGGTCAGGGGATCGTAACCAGCCTTAATTTTGATGGCTGGAAATCCTGGGGAAACCGCACCGCAATTTATCCAAAAAATACAGACCCGAAAGACGCGTTTCGTGTCGGGCGCCGAATGTTTAACTGGACAGGGAATACGCTAATTTTGACACACTGGTCAAAAATAGATGACCCTGCTAACCGACGACTGATTGAGTCAGTCGTTACCAGCGCTAATATCTGGTTTAACGGTCTTACCGGGAATCAGGACATTGCTGGCGGTAAGGTCGAATTTAATCAGGCTGAAAACCCGACGACGGCGTTGATGGATGGGATCGTTAAATTCCATGTGAAATTTACTCCATACTCTCCGGCGCGAGATATAGAGTTTATTATGGAATATAACCCCGACTATTTATTGAATCTGTTTGGCTCAGCTAATTAACAGGGGGTTGTTTTGAGTAATCAAATTCCAGAACGTTTAATTAACTTCACCGTTTATGGTGAAGGTAGCCGTATTATTGGCATAGCTGATGCTAAATTACCGTCCATTGAAATGATGACAGAGACAGTTTCAGGTGCCGGAATTGCAGGTGAAATTGAAACCGGGACGCTCGGACACTTCAAATCAATGAGTGTTTCGCTGAAATGGCGAACATTAACAGCTGATGGTACAAACCTGTTTCTTTCTTCATCGCATCAGGTGGATTTCAGAGGGAGTCAGCAGGTCTACGATGCGGGAACCGGTAAATATAAAACCGTACCAATCCGCGCTTCAATGAAGCTGAATCCTAAGAAATTAGATCTTGGTTCGTTACAGGTATCAAAAGCGACTGATACTGAAAATGAATTTGAGGTTCTGTATCTCAAATTATTTGTTAACGGAAAGGAAGTTCTTGAAATAGATAAGTTGAACTATATCTGCATCTTTAATGGCGAAGATATCCTTCAGACTGTTCGTGATGATTTAGGGCTCTAAGGGGATAAGATGGAAACTATTGAATTAAGTAAAGAATATCGTTTTGAAGATTATGAACCAACGTCAAAAATAATTCTTAACCTGGATGATTTAACAGGTTCGGATATTTTAGAAGTGACTGACGTATTACAGGCTCAGGGGCATGTTTCTGCTTCAGCTGCATTAGATAATAAAGTCCAGGCTGCGTTAGCTGCTCGCTGTCTGGATCGTCCGGTTGAGTATATTAACGGCTTGCCAGCGCGTGACTTCGTGAAAATCTGCCAGAGGGTACAAAGTTTTTTGCTGGCGTAGGGTTCGATCCACGTACCCCAATGGATAAGCAAGTCATGAGGGCCGCTCGTTCCCTCTCTCAATCAGAACAATTCACACCGATTTCATACTGGCTCTCGCTTCGGCTGAGTCGCCTTATCGCCTGGATTGAGCTGTTTAATGAGGATAATAAATAATGGCCAGCAATAAGAACTTTCAGCTGGCTTTTGAAATAGGCGGCAAAGTTGCCGCCTCTCTCCCAAAGAGTTTTAACGTTGCTCATCAGGCAGTGGCGAAACTTAACTCTGAGTTAACCGACCTCAGAAAAGACCAGGGCGAGGTTCAAAAGCTTCAGGCGATGAAAGCCAGGGTTGGGCAGACGGCGCTTGAATACCATAAAGCGGCCGCTCGCGTGGAAGAGCTGCAGCGGCAGATAAGTAATACCGGGAACCCAACCCGGGCGATGATCCGGGAGTTTGAAAGGGCAAAAACTCAGTCATCAAATTTACGCACATCGTTACGTTCACAGCGTGACGAACTCGCTTCGCTGAAAAACGCCTACGGTGGGGCTGATACATCAGCTAAGGGGCTGACAGCTCGTGAAAAAGAGCTGAAACTCAGCATTGATCGCAATCGTGAAGCTCAGTCTCGCAGCGTAGAGCAGGTAATCCGCTATAAAACAGCACTGGCTCAGGCCAGGACTACTATTCTGGATGCAAAACGGGCTCAGGATGAACTCAACCGGTCGCTGGAGAAACGCCGCGAGCTGAAAATGGAACAGCTCGGAGAAGCCAAAGGCCAGTTAGTCAGATCCGGTGTACAAACTACAGCTGTAGCTGCCGGGGTGTTTGCGGCGGCCAATAACACGGCTAATTTTAACCGTGAGAACAAAATGATCGGCCTGACAGCAGATATGAAGCCAGCTGAGGTTCAGGCTATGGGCCAGGCAATGCTTGTCACCGGGGCTGCGACAAACCAGTTTGCGTCTGATATTCAGGCGGCTCAGGGGTTCCTGGTTGCAGCTGGTCAGGATTACAAAGAAGCTCAGGCTAACCTTCTGACAATAGGGCGTACTGCGACTGCAACCGGCTCAGACATACTCGATGTTTCCAAAGCATCCTTTACACTCAGCGATGCTCTTAAAATCGATCCCTCTCAAATGAAAACAGCTATGGGGATTCTGGTTCAGGCGGGTAAAGAGGGGAACTTCGAATTTAAGGATATGGCTAAAAATCTTCCTGTTCTTGGCGCCCAGTTCCAGGCCCTGAAAATGGGAGGGAATGAGGCTGCAGCAACTATGGGGGCTGCACTACAGATAGCCCGTAAGGGGGCCTCAACCTCTGATGAAGCCGCCAACAACATGAATAACTTTATGGCGAAAATCCTTTCGCCTGAAACGCTGAGGAAGGCTCAAAAGAACTTTGGCGTTGATATGTACAAAATCGTCACCTCCGCGCAAAAGAAAGGGCAGAACCCGTTTGAAGCAGCGATGAAGTCTGTCATCAAAATGACCAAAAATGGCGATCAGAAATTACTGGGTGAGCTTTTTGGTGATATGCAGGTGCAGAACTTTGTCCGGCCAATGATCCAGAACTGGGAAGAATACCGACGGATTAAGGAAACCTCCCTTGGTGCTGGTGGTGCTGTTGTTGATCGCGATTTTGCGAATATCACCAAAGATAATGCGGAGCGTTTAAAGCAGCTTCGCATTCAGGCCAGTAATGCCGCACTGAGCTTTGGCCAGGCACTACAACCAGCATTAAACGCGGCGCTTGGTGTCCTGGTGCTATTGCTTACTAAAGTCAGTGAGTTTGTCGCAAATAACCCCAATCTGGTATCGCAGATTGTATTGACGGCCGGGGCGTTACTGACAATGAGAACCGCGGTTATTGCCTGTCGTGTGGCGATGCTGGCACTGTCTGTAGCAACAAAAATGACTCCTTTTGGCTGGATACAGCTGGCTATATCAGCTCTCGTTGCGGCCGGGGTTTTGCTCTACCAGAACTGGGACAAGATCAAGGCCTGTGCGGTAAAGGTATGGCCAACAATCAGGGAATATGGCGTTAAGGCTCTTGAAGGACTGAAATTTGTATTCATGAATTTTACGCCTGTTGGCTGGCTGGTACAGGCCTTCAAAGCGGGGGCTGACATACTTAACACCATCAACTGGAGCGACTCCGGGGCTAAAATTATTGAAACCCTGATCACCGGTATTAAATCGAAAGCCAGTGCTCTGGTTGATGAGGTGAAGGGTGTTTTTGCGACCGTTCGTGAGTACCTGCCATTTTCTGACGCAAAGCGCGGGCCATTCTCTCAACTGACTAAATCCGGTGGCGCAATAATGGCCACGCTGGCCTCTGGAGTTAACGGGAGTAACAGCCTCCAGACTGCAATTTCAGGTAAGTTCGGGCAGACCCGCTTTTCTCCTCATGGAATATCAGTTGCAGGAGGCCTGTCATCTCGCTCGGGAGCCTCCGGGGGCGCCGTCATACCGCCTGGTGGGATTACATACGCACCAGTGATTAATCTTCCCCCTGGTTCACCAAAGGAAACAGAAGCGGCTGTACAGAGGGCGCTGGACGCGGGTTACTCAGATTTTGAGAAGAAAATGAGCGCCCACCTTTTTCAGAGTCGGAGGTTAAGCTTTGGATAATTACAGGACCATACAGGGCGATGCCTGGGACAGCATTGCCGCCAGACTATATGGAAATGAATATCTGTCTTATCTGCTTGTTGATGCCAACCCAAAGCACCGTTTAACGGTGCTTTTTTCTGCCGGAGTCATCCTGACTGTTCCTGATGCACCTGCAAAACCGGCAACCGTGAATAACCTGCCACCGTGGAAGCGAAACAGTGTTACGTAAAACTCTTTTTGACGTGATTTACCAGAATATGGATATCACGGCTGACATGCAGCCTGACATTCTCTCAATATCGTATACCGATAATGAGGACGGCCAGGTTGATGACATCGCTATTACGCTGAAGAACGACGACGGGAAATGGTCTGGCGACTGGTCACCTGAAAAAGGGGACTTTATTCGTCTTGTCTTTAAGCCATTCAATCAGATAGCGCTGGAGTGTGGCAGTTTTCAGGTTGATGGTATCACATCGTCTGGCCCTCCTTCTGTTGTTGAGGTTAGCGCGGTATCTGTACCCGTAGCCGCTGGTGTACGCCGTGATTTGAAAAGCAACGCCTGGGAGAAAACTACGCTCAGGGATATCGCTACATCAATAGCGAAGCTGGCCAACCTTGAGCTGATGTTTCTTATCGATGAGGGCAGTAATCCATATTACGAACGTGAAGACCAGATGGAGGAAAGCGACTTAAAGTTTCTCCATCGTCTTTGTCAGGATGAAGGCGTGTCCTTAAAAGTTACGGATAGTCAGCTTGTGATATTTGCTCAGGAAATGTTTGAGGAAAAAGAGCCAATAGCAACCCTGACGCTGGGTGTTGATGAAATTATTCGTTATTCCTTCAGTGCTCAATCTTCTGATTTGTATAAGAGCTGCACCTGCAAATATCGGGTACCTAAAAAAAGAAAATCACTGGCGTATACCTGGGAAGATCCTTCTGTTGAAGATGGCGCCAACCTCAAAATCAGAAAACTGGTCGCAAACCTCGATGAGGCGAAGCGTAAAGCGAAAGCGGCGTTGAGATTAAAAAACAGATATCAGAATACCGGTTCTTTGGTGTTGCCTGGTGATACCCGACTTATTGCAGGCGTCACGCTCAATTTAGCCGGGTTTGGTAAATTTTCTGGTAAGTATCTGGTTTCAAAAGCAACTCATGCCATTAGTAACGGTGGGTATACCACATCGGCCGATATTCGTAGAGTCATTGAAGGATACTGAATGAACGATTTAGAAACATTGATTCGCCAGCTTATCCGGGTTGGTGTGGTGTCTGATATTGATGAAAAAGGAGTGACGGCCAGAGTCACTTTTGATGATCAGGACAATGTGACCTCAGCCAGTTTGCAGGTCATTGTGAAAAATACGGATGAGAATGCTGATTACTGGATGCCTGATGTTGGTGAGCAGGTTTTATGCCTGTTTTTTCCCGTTGGACCGCAGCAGGGTTTTATCCTTGGCAGCTTTTACGATGAAACGCATACCCCTCCTGCAAACACCGTAAACAAGCGCGGTATCAGATTCAGGAATGGAACCCGTATTGAGAATGACAGGGAATCAAATTCATTGCTGGTCGATGCTGTTGGTGATGTGACGGTTAAAGCCACAGGAACCGTCACGATTGATGCGCCGGAAACCATCATAACGGGTAATGCCACAGTGAAAGGTCTGCTTACCTATCTTGGTGGCCTGAAAGGTAGCTCTGAAGGTGGAACTGCTGCGGATATTCAGGGTGAGATTAAGGTTACGAGTGGAGATGTAGTGGTGGACGGTATTGGCGTTAAAAAACACCACCATGACACACAAGGGGAATATGCCCCTACATCGGAGGCAAAAGCGTGATTGTTGGCATGTATGGATCAATGCCGTTTGTGGCGTCGTCAATGGTGGTGAATACGTTCGCCAATTTTAAACGTACATCAAAACGCCGCCTGGCCCGACATGAAGTTATCGGCCTCAAACCGGTTCTGGAAGATATTGGACCGGATCTCGATGAAGTGAGTTTTACCATGCGCCTTGATACAACGCTTGGTGTAGTGCCGCTGGCTGCGTTGTCATTACTGCGATTTATGCATAATGCACAGGAGGTTAACCCGGTTGTCATTGGTATCCAGTATTTCGGAAATTTTGTGATTTCTGACATTGATGAAGGCTGGACGTATCTGGGCCCGACAGGAAATCCCCGGGTGATTAATGTGGGTATCAAACTACTGGAGTCGGGTCAGGCCTCGCTCGCCGAAGCGTTGGTAGATATTGCGGGTGATGTTGAATCTAAAACTAAAGGTGCATTAGGAAAATTATTATGAGCAAAGACACCTGGCCAGTATCAGCGTCTTCGTATCGTATTAACTGGGCGCCACAAACTGTTGTTGAAGAAGTTCTGCAGAATGTCTCGACAATTCTGGCCACTCAGACTGGTACGGTCCCCTATTCACGAAAACTGGGGGTCACGTCCGGTCTGGTGGATAGCCAGACACCTGTTTTTATTGCTATGGCCACGCGAGAGATTATTCAGAAAGTCAGTGAGTTTGAACCTCGCGCGATTATCCATTCAGTCAGTTTTGACAAGGCGAATGCTTCAGATGGCGTTATACGGCCGAAACTGGTTATAGGAGTCAAAAGATGAATTTACCTCGAGGGGGGTTGCCTGATATTACCTTTGCGGACTCTGATCCTTCACAAATCGTTACCCGGGCTATAAGAGGATTCGAGGCAATCACAGGTGAAACACTGGCGCCAGCAGATCCGCGGCGCCTTTTTATTCAGTCGCTGTGCTCAGTGATTGTTCAGCAGCGCAAGGCTATTGATTATTCAGCAAAGCAAAACCTGCTGTCATATGCTACAGAAAGTAGTCTCGATCATCTTGGTTATATGACAGATACTCCAAGGCTTGAGGCTCAGTCGGCCCTCACTACGTTTGAATTCAGGCTATCAACAGTATTGACGGGAGCTTATACCATCCCGGCAGGTACACAGATTACGACCGGGAATAATGTTATTTTTCAGACTGATGTTTTAACTGAAATCCCGCCTGGTTCACTGAGTGGGACAGTCTCAGGACATGCTCTGGTGCCTGGTGTTTCAGGTAATGGTTTTTTACCCGGCCAGATTAATACACTGATAACGCCTCTCCCCTATGTGGCCAGCGTCAGTAATCTGACGGAATCGAATTCTGGAGCTGATCAAGAGGATGATGATAACTATGCTGAGCGCATTCAGCTGTCACCGGAAAAACTTTCGACGGCAGGGCCCGAGGATTCCTATAAATACTGGACAAGAACCGCTAACCAGAACATCAAAGATGTGAATGTTTATACGCCTGCGGCCGGAACTGTTGAGATTCGTTGTCTGCTTAAGAACGGTGACATTCCATCTGATGAGCTTCTGGAGCAGATAGGTAATGTTCTTTCCGCCACTAATATCAGACCGTTTACTGATCATGTGATACCCAAAAAGCCAGACAAGGTTGATTATGATATTTCGATAAAATACTGGATAAGTACAGATGATAAAAGCAGGGCTACTTTAATTCAAAGTGAAGTCAATAAGGCACTTGAAGAATATAAGTTGTGGCAGCGTTCTGTTATGGGGCGAGATATTAACCCTGATGAAATAATATCGAGATTTAAAAATGCAGGGGCTAAACGCCTTGAAATAACCAGTCCGGTATTTACTGTAATTAGTGAAATTCAGGCGGCAAGAGAAAGAAATATAGAATGTACATATGAAGGGTTAGAAGATGGTTGATATCTCAGACATTAGTTTGCTGGATGTATTACCTCAGAATTTAGCTCAAAACCCTGATGTGATAGCTATGTCAAAAGCTATCGATGACGAACTACATGCAATTAATAATTTAATCCCTAAAACCACTATATATGGGCTAATTGATGGTCTTGAATCTGCGGTTCTCGACCATCTTGCATGGCAGTGGAACTCTGACACGTGGCGGGATAACTGGCCTGTTTCTCTAAAACGCTCAGTTTTTAAATCCATTATCAGGACTAAGCGCATAAAAGGGACCAGAGCGGCCGTTGAAGGCGTTGTCAGCAGTCTTGGCGGTGTCGTTGATATCAAGGAGTGGTTCGAACAGTCGCCTCGTGGAGAACCATACACGGCTTCTATTGTTGCTTCAATTAACTCCTTTGATGGTGTTGTACCTTCGAAGGAGATGCTTGATGATGTAATAAGGAGCATAAAATACGCTAAGTCAGCCAGAACATTATATTCATTCTCACAGGCGGCTAATATTTCAGGCGGTATTAGTATTGCTGGTGGTCTTCAATCTGTATCGTATGTTCGGTTGACCGGAGATGGTTAATAATTACCTTCTTAAATATTTATCTTTTCTAAAATTATTTAGTGACGGACTAAAATGGATAAATTAATATTCACAATAACTGACGCCGGGCGTCAGGCAATTATTAATACCTCGAATACCGGGACCGAGAAGGTTGAAATAAAATCAGTTGGAATAGGTTCCAGTTATTATATTACCTCACCTGAACAAACTGATATTCATGATGAAATTAAACGAATAACTAGTATCGGTGGGGCGGTGATATCACCTGATACAATTCATGTATCAGCTAAAGATGATACTAAAGATGAATATGTTGTACATACAGTAGGGTTGTATACTGATAAAGGTACATTATTTGCGGTTTACTCAAGGGCAGAACCGATGATAAATAAATCAGCATCAACAGTTATGTTGATATCCAGTGATATAACCTTTAAGTCAATTGATACTGCTAATATTACATTTGGGGATGTTGTATTTATTAACCCTCCGGCATCAGAAAGCGTTGTTGGGGTTTCCCGATTTGCGACTGCTGAAGAGGTTGGGGAGGGTCTGGACCCTGCTATTGCTGTCTCGGCGAAGCGCCTGAAAGGTGAGCTGGATAAGAAAGCAAATTTAGATAGCCCAAACCTTACAGGAACGCCTACAGCGCCAACGACCGCTGAATCTGATAATTCACAAAAGATAGCGACTACCGCGTTTATAAAACAGGTTCTGCTTGCTTACGCTAAGCTGGACAGCCCTAATTTCACAGGGAAACCTACAGCTCCAACTGCTGATCAGAGTTCTAATGACACCCAACTTGCAACAACGGCATTTGTCAGATCGGCTATTGCAGCTCTTGTCGACTCATCTCCAGGGGCGCTGGATACTCTTAATGAGCTGGCTGCAGCGTTAGGTAATGATCCTAATTTTGCCACAACAATGACTAATGCGCTTGCCGGAAAAATGGATAAGGCCGCCAATGGCGCGGACATCCCGAATAAGCCGCTGTTTGTACAAAATATCGGAGCGCTTCCTGCATCAGGTACGGCTGTCGCAGCGAACAGACTGGTATCACGTGGTGCGCTTCCGGCACTGACTGGCACGACAAGAGGCAGCGATAACGGCCTCATCATGGGCGAGGTCTACAACAACGGCTATCCAACGGAATACGGGAATGTTTTGCGACTGACCGGAACCGGTGATGGGGAAATCCTCATTGGCTGGAGCGGGACAAATGGTGCGCCAGCGCCCGCATATATTCGCAGCCATCGGGATACCGCCGATGCTGAGTGGTCCGAATGGGCAATGCTGTACACCACGTTAAACCCACCTCCGGATTCGCATCCAGTAGGGGCGGCGATTGCATGGCCATCTGATGCTACTCCGGCAGGTTACGCCATCATGCAGGGGCAATCATTTGATAAATCGGCATATCCATTACTGGCTATAGCGTATCCGTCCGGCGTTATCCCTGACATGCGCGGCTGGACAATCAAGGGGAAACCCGCAAGTGGTCGCGCAGTGTTGTCACAGGAGATGGACGGCAACAAATCGCACAGCCACGGCGCACGGGCGTTGGATACCGATCTGGGAACGAAAGGCACGTCGTCATTTGATTACGGCAATAAAACATCTGACACAACAGGCGGTCATAACCATTCGGCGGGCGGACTATATGGCGGTGACTCAATCGGTGGAAAAACTCGTGTTCAGCATGACGGCAATAACCAGTTGACGAGCTGGAATGGTGACCACGCACATACTACCTGGATTGGTCCGCACGACCATACAGTATATATCGGCCCACATGGACACGCTGTAACGGTGGACGCAGACGGTAATGCGGAAACCACGGTTAAAAACATTGCATTTAACTATATAGTGAGGCTGGCATAATGACTTTTAAAATGAGCAGCAAAGCGCAGACAATTAAGGTTTATAACCTGCGTTCAGATACAAACGAATTTATTGGTGCAGGTGATGCATATATTCCACCTCACACCGGATTACCGGCAAACTGTACGGATATTGCCCCTCCTGATATTCCCGCCAGTCATATTGCTGTATTTGACGCTGAAACCGAAACGTGGAGGCTGCATGAGGACCACCGTGGCGAGACGGTTTACGACACAACAACCGGCAATCAGGTTTATATCTCCTCTCCCGGTCCGCTACCTGAAAACGTCACATCAGTTTCACCTGATGGTGAATATCAGAAATGGAATGGTAAGGCGTGGGTGAAGGATGAAGCGGCTGAAAAAGCAGCCAGACTTCGTGAAGCTGAAGGAACGAAAAACAGACTCCTGCAAATAGCGTCTGAAAAAATCGCGCCGTTACAGGATGCAGTAGATCTGGACGAAGCAACCGATAAAGAAAAAGCTTCTCTTCTGGCATGGAGAAAATACAGGGTGCTGGTAAACCGGGTGGATACCACAAATCCTGACTGGCCGCAAAAGCCTGAGTGATTCCCCGATGGCAATGCCCCAATATCTGATAAGTGTTAGTCATCAGTTTTGTCCGGATTATTTGATATACCTATTCCTACTTTGATTACAGCACAGCTAAAAATACTGAATATAATAAGCAGGGAAATTATTATCAGTGTATTGTCCATATATCCTCAGAAGTACATTTTATTATGTATATTACTTTGACAATTTTTTACCCGGAAAGTTCACTTTGAATGTAATCAGCCTGTTTAATATACGAAAAGAATGGTTACTTCGTCTTTACTGAGAGCGTCAGTAGAGGAGTGACGCCCAACAACGTGAATTATTCCTGGAACACGTTGCGTCGTGTATTCGGGCGTCACTCCTCACTTATGACAGAATCAGTGACGAATTACAAACAAAGAAGTCGATTCTGGGTTTTCCCTCAAAATTGACACTATCCCGGCCATGAAGGACGGGCTTTACGGCGCACTGAGTCATTGTCGTCTCATAAAAGAGCCCACTGCGGGGCGGGCATAAAATCGAATATCTTCTGGTGGTACGCACTATTATGTAGCACATCATTAAGTAACATAACGTGATTGTTCAGTGTCGGGCAGCTCGGTTAATTCTGGATTATTATTCGGTTTTCAGGAGGAATACCGGCCGCGCCAGTATGGTTAGCTAGCTCTGTCGTGCGATATGCCTGGTCTGGTTGAGGTAAAAAATAACGCCACCCTGACGGATGGCGCTGCAGGTTCTGTACGTAAATATAACCTATTCGATACCGTATTTTTTCTCGGTCACAAACCTGGGTTCTTTCCAGTTAGGGCCTTTTTTAACAAGCATTTTGTCTCCCCAATCGACAATCCCATTCCTGCGCATTTCCTCAAAAGTTTTCAATAGCTCACCATTGCCAACAACGTCAAATCGGTAACGAACAAAAAAATTGTCCAACTGCGGATAACCTATTCCTTTTTTAGACCCAGCGAAGAAAGACACCACATCGTAAACACTTTCTTTCTCAATCATAGATTTAAAGTCAATCATAGGTATTCCCTCTTAGCTTGTTCTTCTGCCGCTTGAATTGCATCAGGAGTATACAAAGGTTCATTTCGTTCATTTATTTTATAGTCTTCTAAGGTGGCTGTATGGGTATTATTCCATACCTCTCCTTGATTATCAGGGATAATGCCATCTTTAATCCCAAGATTTCTGTACCGTTCCAGTTCTCTTATTTCATGGGTGTAAAAACGTTTATCGGTGTCGGTGGGCTGCATTTCTCCATTCAGGATTTTCTCCAGACGATCAATCATTATCTTGTTCGCATCAGATTCGGCAAACCGTCCCGTATGCAGCTTCACCTTATCCACGCCTTCCCGGTCAATAGTGGCTGTTTTCCAGTCCAGATCCTGAATAGGTCCTCCAGCTTTGTCCGAGTTATAGTCACGACCGCTGTACTTACCTTTAGCATTAGTTTCACCATAAGGGCTACTCAGTATCACATAGATCGGCTCCACGCCCGTTCCCGCCGCATCCGGACGCCAGTATATAAAATCCTGTAGTCCTCCGATATCTGCTGCCGGCGTGGTCGTTACAGTGATGGTCTCTACCGGTTTTATTTCTGTACCGGTATATACTGGTGTTACCGGAACGGATGGAGGGGGACTTGCGGTATCTGAGGGGGCTGCGGGCGGAGGTGCCGGGTTCACCAGAATAGTCCGCTCAGGTGCACCGGCGACGGCCGGGACAGTAATTCTGTCCAGCCCGGTTGCTGCATCACGTACCGCATTCAGTACAGGGACCGCTGCAGGCAGAGTATCACCGGTTTTCAGCAACTGCAGCGCCATCTGCCCGTTGCTGTTCACCAGATGACCTCGTTCCGGAAGGTTCACGCTGGTTGCGCCCGGCTCAATCTTCACATCCTGGCCGGCCAGCAGTTGCGCATTCAGCGCAAACATAGCGTTCAGGTCCCGGCCCGGCACACGGTCACTGCCTCCTCCGGCCGCAGGCGGGAACAATATGGCAGAGGCTGCTGCAACCATGGGGCCTGCTGTACCCGCTGTGGCAGTTGCGCCAAGGGATGCAATGGCCCGGCCTACAGCAGCCCCAAGGCTGCTGAGTACCTCACCTGTTGCCGTCAATACTCCGCCACCTGCAACGGAAAGTTGCATCGCTCCGGGAGTCTGGCCGAGAACCATTACTCCTGCAGCGCCCAGTGCAGCTTCCGCGGACTTAACCATTTCTGGTGTATACGTCGGGGCTGGTACTACGCCAGCCCGGGCAAACAGGGCTTCACGTTCGGCTTTCGCTTTGGCTTCAGCTTCAGCTTCTGCTTTTGCCTTAGCGAAAAACGCCGTAAACCCTCGCTCAATGCGGGCGGGGATATAAGGCGAAAAGCCCGCAGGGCTTTAAAGATTAATCAGGTGTGGACTGACTCTGAACGTAGGCTCTGAGCGTTTCAATCGTTGCCCCTCCAGTGCTACAGACGAAGTACGATCTCGACCACAAAAGCCCCGTTTTACTTTGCATTCGTAAATGTGTGTTTTGCTGGCGCAGCAGACGCGACGATACTGATTTCAGATTGTTGACCATCACACTGACCGCCAGTTTTGGCGGGTAAGCAACCAACAGATGCACATGGTCAGGCTCTCCGTCCATCTCAATAATTTCGCATTCAAGTTTTGCCGCAGCGGAGTCAAACGCCCCACGCAGTTGAGCGATCATCTGTCCGTCAAATAGCTTACGTCGATACTTCGTCGTGAAGATCAGATGCACGACCAGTTTACTGACACTGTGCCGCTTGCGGAGGAATCCCGCCAGTAAATCATCATGATTACTCAATTGATATATTCACCTAACATGTTAAAATATAAATATTATATCAATGAGCGCTGATTATGTTAAGAGCAACAAAAGTACGCATCTATCCGACACCAGAACAGGCTGAATATCTCAATGCTCAGTTTGGTGCGGTTCGTTTCGCGTACAATAAAGCTCTGCATATCAAGAAACACGCTTACCAGCGACACGGTGTTAATTTAAACCCGCGTAAAGACCTCAAGCCACTGCTTGCAGTGGCGAAGAAATCCCGCAGATATGGATGGCTTAAAGAATATGATTCTATTGCATTGCAGCAGGCGGTGATGAATCTCGATGTTGCTTTTTCCAATTTTTTTAATCCAAAATTAAAAGCTCGTTTCCCTGCATTCAAACGCAAACACGGCAAACAATCGAGCTATCACTGTGTTGGGGTGAAAGTGCTGGATGGTGCAGTCAAAATACCGAAAATCCCGGCGATTGAAGCACGATTGCATCGTGAAATTACTGGCACGTTAAAAAGCATCACCTTAACCCGCAGTGCAACAGGGAAATATTACGCCTCGCTACTCTGTGACGACGGAATGGAAGTGCCAGCGAAGCCAGTACTGATATCAAACGTGATGGGGCTGGATATGGGGCTGACGCATTTCGCCATAAAATCTGATGGCACTAAGGTTGCTAACCCTCGACACCTTATCAACGCCAGCCGGAATCTACGGCGTAAACAGAAAGCGTTATCACGTAAGAAAAAAGGTAGTGCAAATCGCCGGAAAGCACGTATACAGCTTGCTGGCGTACACGAACGAGTAGCCAATGCTCGCGCTGATTTCCAGCACAAACTCTCAAGAACAATTGTTGACGAAAACCAAGCGGTAATTGTAGAGACGCTGAAATCGGCAAATATGATGAAGAACCACCATCTGGCACGAGCAATAGGCGATGCCGGATGGAGTGGATTTATTTCAAAACTGGAATACAAAGCAGCAGAAAAAGGTGTTCATGTGGTGAAACTGGATCAATGGTTCGCCAGTTCGAAAACCTGCCATTGTTGTGGTCACAAAATGTCGGAAATGCCGCTGAACAAGCGCATATGGCAGTGTCCAGAGTGTGGAGTTGAACATGACCGCGATATCAACGCGGCGATCAACATCGAACGCAAGGGCATACTGGAATTACAGGCGGCGGGTCTCGTCGTCTCTGCCCATGGAGGCCAGCGTAAATCCGTCACACAGACGGTTGCGGCCTGAGAAGTGGGAAGCCTCGCCGTTTACGGCGGGGAGCAGTCACCTTCAGCCTCTGCCTTTGCTTTGGCCTCAGCATCAGCTTTTGCCCGTGCCTGGTTTTCCTCTTCCTGGCGCTGTTTTAGCGGCCCCTCCGGCAGGATTACCGTCATCGAAAAATACAGTGGCTCCAGTCCGCTTCCTTCCGGAAACACAACAATGCAGTCAGTTGTGTTAGCCCCGACCGTAAATCCGGCAGGATGCAGAGCGCTGACTTTCTCTTCATCCCGGGCAAAATGCAGCTCACTGTGCGGGGCATTCGCATTAAAGGTAAACGTATAGGGCCCCATCGGACCGGGCAGGTGCCCGATGGTGTAATACGGGCCACGGGGCGTGGGAGTTGCCTTAATTACCGGAAGGCTGTATGGCTGTGAGCCACTACCGGTGACGGAGATAAACTGAGCCCCGTCATGCACGTCGTCCTGGATACGGGAGTGTACAGGGACGGTTTCCGGTAAACTTCCTGCGGATAAATTCGAATCACTCACCGCTTTTACCGGGAAATAAACAAATACCGGGTCCCATGCGACGGTCGGGTCCCATGGATAGCCTGCGGCGGGCCTCAGTTTCCGGAGGTCGACGCTCATCAGGCCACCAGCCTGTTTCACCTGATTTATCGCTGTCTGCACATCTTCCGGCACGCCGGCTGGCAGGTCATGGTGGTAACCGTCTTCTTCAGGAAGCCAGCCGTTTCCGGTTACAGGGTCAAAGTCCGGGTTAATTCCTATGCTGGCACCTGCGCCCGGTTGTCCCCATTTTGGTCTGGCGGGCCAGACTACCATCGTGTGTCCGCGGTCCACTCCTTCGGTGGGTACTGTCTTATCATCAGACATATTTATCTCCATTTTAAATGCATAACAACCATGTGGTGGATGTATATACAGCACTGTTGACATTATCCGTGTCGTTTACCGGTGTCAATGAATGATATTTATTCTCATTTATTAAGCGAATGGTATCAGAAGCGCTTTGGTCGCGCAGCCAGGGCGTTTATCCTGTTTTGTCGGTGAAAATTAGCCGGGCTGAATTGGGATAAATCCGATGACCGTAATCACTAATATTTCCGATTTGAAGAAAAGATGAGTGGGGGCTGGGCGGGGAGAATAAAACCGCAGCCACATTGTATGCAAGAACGGGCTGCGGCAAACTGGCGAACGTTCGATAGTGCGAGTATTGAATACCACCCGGACGATGTTATCACAGACAAGGCAGAGCTGTTGACGCCGGTTTATCTGATGACGACGCTGATGCCAGACGTACCAACCGCTACGGGCTGCAGCAGCCACACCAATACGTTCAGCCAGTTGTTTCAGGGCTTCGTGACGAAATTCAGGTGTGTGCTGCTTGCGTGGATTTTTAGTGGTTGATGCTGGTTTTGTCAT